ACAGGCTATCACTGCTGACCATGAAATCGCAATGCTTGAACAAGAAGAAGGGCAAATTGTAGCAGATAGAATAGACGCAGATGTGTATGATATGTCTGATATTCCAGATGACGATGATATGGGAGATATGGATGACGAATATAGACTACAATTCGACGATAATGAAGAATAACCTACTCATACATAACCTAGATAAATGTAGGATAACTATATAAAAATATAAAAAATAATAACAATCAATTATTATTTTTTATTATCAAATGTATAACTCAACTCTATACACAATTTTGTTTGGAATATCCGATAACGGAACAAGCAATTCTTTTCCCGGCATTTCCGGTTTTCAGGCTTTCCGCATTTCCTCCTTGACCACAATCATCTTGATCTTGATGAATAATCAATCCTCTACCAATAATATTACACTTGGAACCTCTAAGTTTGATAATATTATCATAAAATATATATTTCGCTTCCCCATTTGTATTTGTTTTGATATTTCCTAAATCACCTACATGTCTTTCTCGCATGCCAGGACATCCATGTGTATTTCCATAAGGATTAAAATGAGCACACATACTCGTACATTTATCAGTCAAATCGCCTGCTTCATGGACATGAAATCCATGTAAACTATTTGGATGTAATCCTTTCAGGTTCAAATCTATTTTTATTTGGTTATTCTCTAAATCTTCAGTAAATCTAACAACACCCGTTATGTCGTCGTTGAAAACAGCAATCGCGTAAATAGGCTTCTTTTCCATCTTACACCTTTGAAAGATTTAAGTTCGCACAAAAATACGAAAATAAATAAATCGATAAATACTATGCCTAAGAATAAATTATATTATTCTAATTTCTCTCTACCTCGTCTATTCAGTTCAAAAATAGTATAGACTAAAGAGTAATACATATTGTATAATAACTGTAATCATAGTTGACTATATGGGTTTTATCCATTTGACTATATAAGTTCCCATGAGATTGCCCACAAATATACGAAAATAAACTGTTGTAATTTGTATCCATCGTTTTTATGAAAAAGACAATTACAACTTGGATTTCTCCGAAATGCGCGATTCTCAAAACCACCTTAAAACACGTATAAAACATCCTCAAAATCCAGTCGCGGCATTCCTGATTTTTGGATTCGGTTTTTTTTGGACATGATTTCCATGTAGGTAAATTGCGCTACATACATTTAATTTTTCAACCCCCCTAAAAACACGATGAAGGCTATGTAGTGAGTCCCCTACATATGTAGGGAGTCTTTTTGAAGGGAAAAAAGTGGTTTGTTTTTGATACTAGTAGGTATTTTACTTTTTACATTTTTTTCAATTCATTTTTCAGTTTTTAAAATTCTACACAGGTTTTTCTTGCAGAGTTTTGAAAATAGGAAAATGAAATTGAAAAAACAGTGAAAATGTGTTTTAGAGCATAATGCTCTCATTTTTATTTTTTTTTGTTTTCATTTGTTATTGTAAAGTTTTTGATTTCTTTGTGTAAACCATTTAGAAATATTGTCTAATGCTACATATATGCTACAAAATGCTACACAAAACGCGGAAAAAATCACCAATATATTTAAGTGTATTCCTTGCTTATATCAATGTAGTAGGAAAAGTGAAATGAAACGTCATTATCTCACTACAAAGCACAAAAATGCTACACAAATGCTACATGATCTGTCGCATACGGACGATTATGCTAACAAAATAGCGTCTGGTGATAAATTTACGCAATTAATCACCACTTGTAATTACGTCTGCGAGTGTGGCAAGAATTATAAGCACCATAGTAGTTTCTATAGACACAAAATTGGATGCTTCATGTATGTAGAGCAGAATAAATCAGAAAATCAAATTCTTGAACTTTCGAAGGAAAACAAAAGTGATTTTAAAGAGATGGTTCTCTTGCTGTTGAAAGAAAACAAGGAAATTCAGAACAATTTCATGGAGCTTATTCCATACATCAAGGGAACAAATACAAATAGTAATAATACAATCACAAACAACAATACTACAAATAATAATCAGTTTAATGTGAATATGTTTTTAAATGAGCACTGTAAAAATGCTATGAATTTGACGGACTTTATACATTCTCTTCCGATTACTAATGAAACGTACGACGATACAATTGAAAACGGTCTAACAAAGACAATAACGAGCATGGTAGTGAACGGACTCAATAAAATGGACATATTAGAACGACCAATTCATTGTACTGACCCTGCGCGCAAAATAATGTATATCAAAGACAATGATGTATGGGAAAAAGATAATGAATTACATCTTTTACTGCATGGTATCAAGACACTTTCCTCAAAGCAACGAACTATGATAAACAAATGGCAAGACGCAAATGTGGGCTGGGACAATGATGATAACTTACAGACAAAATTAACAACTTTAATATGTCATTCGATGACTGATATCGCAAGCGACGAAAAAGAAATGAATAAAATATTCCGTGCTATAAGCAAAAATACATATCTAACTACTCAAATAAAAGAACAGTATAAATAGGTGCCACGTGCCTACGTGTATGAAGGAATCATATTGTATTTATCATATTATATTTATCACATAGTAAATACAATATTAGATGGTCAGGTAACTCCCATTAGTAACGATTACATTTGTGTAGAACCTACACACATGGAGTATAATAATCGATTAGTAAAATAGCCGACGAACGTAGGAAGAGCTACTAAAATAACTTGGAACAAATTCTCTCTCTTCTTCTCAAAGAAAATTATGAACAACGCAGATAAAAGAATATACAAAAGAATGATGAAATTAAGTACAGTTAAATAATAGAAATAGTTACAGTATTCACCACCTAAAGGGGCGAACGCAGACATGAATGAATTGTTGTTTTGAAAGGAATTCATTATAAATTATAACAATAAAATAAATTTAATGATGATGATATATTATTGCCTATATATAATATACTATGAACTACAACTTTATTAGAAACAATATCAATAGCTTTGCGATTCTTTTATTTTTAGTGTTATTTTCATTATTAAACTTTGTTCAACCCGGATTTTTGTACAACAATAATGGAACTTTAAGAGAATTTGGACTAGGACAACGTAGAAAAACAGTATTACCGATTTGGTTACTAAGTCTTCTGTTAGGAATTTTGTCATATTTAGCCATATTATATTTTGTGACAATTCCTAAATTTAGGTAAATCGTTTATTCGTATGATTTATAAACCATTTGACTACCCTCTTTTTGTTGTTTTGAAGCCGATATTTGTTTTTCTTGTTCTAAATATACTTCATGTCTTTTTTCCATTTCTGCGACAGAGTTTGTACATCCTGAATTTAAGATGGCATTATAACTAATAGACGTTGTTAGTACTCCAGATAAAGCATACCATATAAACTCAGCAATCTCATCTTTCATCTTTACATAACTAGACAATTCATTAAAATGGCTTTCGCCTACACCAGACTTTAATAAACCGCCTTTTGACATACTTTGCCACCACATTGGTAAATTATCCAATGTCATTGAATTAATAAGCAATGATTTATCGTCGTATACATTATTAATCGCAGATATCATTTCCGATTGATTTGCTCCCAAGTTTAGCGTCTTTCTGTCCTTTAAAATACTCTTAAGGAAATTATTCACACCAGTGATGTATGCGAACAAGTAACCAATCGTATTCGAAAACGGAGTCAACCAACTTGGAAATACCATTAAGAGCAAGTTTATTGAACCAAATACAAATAACCATGGTAAAAGGGTGGTTTTCATAGCAGTACCATATTGCGTAAACCCGCATATCTCATTCGTTAATCCTAAATTTATAAAGAATTGGACTACAATCAATACTAAAAAATAACTGATTGTCCAAACTTTAATTGTCTGTGGAGATTTAGTATAATATTTGAATATGAAATAAACCAATGTTAATATTAAAAAAAATATCATTGATGTTGATGGATTTGCTGCAGCCATATAATAAATGTGTATAATTTAATTTGAAATTATAAAATTATATTTTAATGGAAACTCTTCAAAACATTCGACCTCGTTTAATTGAACCGGGTGTCAAATATTTTCTTAGTGCTTCTTTAGAACAATGTCACATATTAAAAAACAAATATAATAATTTTCTCTACAATTTAGGATTATTTTTAGCATTTTCGGGTATCGTTGGTCTAACATTATATTTCAAATACAAGCATAAAAATAACTTGAAACTTCAAGAGGATAATAAGAGGCAACAACAAGAATATATTATGAATAAACTACGATTTATGCAGGATTATCGAAAAAACCAAGTAAATAATATAACAAGCGATTTATCTACATGGCAAAATAATCCAGAAGTTCAGTTTTACAATAGAAAAATATTATCCTAATCTATATGAGCCGCGCATACAATTCACAAGAAGAAAATTTAGACATTGTATCATTCCCAAATTCTACTATAAAAAAGAACGAAATAGAGGGTGGAATTTCAGAAAAGCTGAACGAGTTTTATAAATTAAAATATGAATATGATAAAAAGGTTCATTCTCACATAAATAATATTATAAAGGACAAGATGCTAAATATGAAACAAAAGCAAGACAAATATAGAAAAATGAAGGTTAATTGTATCAATTGTGGGCGAAACGTGGGGACTATTTTTGAACACAAAGATGGTATATTAACGTCTATTTGTGGGGATAAAATAGCCCCATGTAATTTGAATATTAAAATAAACAGGGGTAAATATGTAAGTTTAGAAATGTTATTAGACGTATTTCAGACGGGTGTAGATGACGTAAAGGAAAAGATAATAAAAACCAAATTAGATTTATTGTTTGGATATGAACAAGAATCGAACACGTTGAAAATTTTTACGGCTTTAAAAGAAGAGTTGACGCAAGATTTAGAATCTTTGATGGAATACAAAACGAAATTTATTGAAATAGTATCTAACTTGGATAATAAGCAGATATTAAGTACCAAAATGACAATGTTTTATAATAAAGTATCTCTTATTAAATCAACTGTTGACGAATTCAATGAAACCGGACAAATACAATTAATTAAGGATATGATTACACTCTATGACACTGAATTAACTCCTTTATTAGTTGACTTGCGAAATATGAAATACAAATATATGGCGGTTGAATATGATTTGGAAACAGACACTCATAAATTAGTGCGAAACGTATTTACGTTACAAGATATGACAATTCCGTTTGAGATTCCGAAAGTCATATCTTTTACAGTTGGTGACGATAATACAAGCAAGCCTATGACAAGTGTATTAAGAGAGGATGACGACAACGACGACATGGAGTATATGGACTATATGGACAACGTATAATAAAAAAACCAGACGAATTTTTTATAAGTAGTTATTATAAATGTTTTGGATAAATTTTCGCGTGTTTATAATCAGTTTCTTAATAGGAATATGTTGTATTTTTATAACTAGTCCAGACCCAAAACAGATAACTGTTTATCCTACAAATGACAATAAACATTTATTTCAGTTCCGTGACAAGACCGATAATTGTTTTCAATTAAAACAAACGATTGTTAAATGCTCAAATGATACAGAAGAGATCCCAATTCAGATATAGTTGATATATGTAATATACACAATATTGTTATTTATATATATTTATAGATAGGCATATGTATAGCATATTATAGGCATATTGGGCATCGGTATAATATAGGCATAATATATAAAGATGAAAATAGAAAGATTGTTTCATTCTGATACTGGTAAAATTATTATTTCAGTTCTACTGGGTTTAGGGCTCGCCACTTTATTTAGAAAAGGATGTAACGGGAAAAACTGTTTAGAGTTCAAGGCTCCTAGTTTAGAAGATATAAAGAAGAAGAGTTACAAATACGGAAATAACTGTTTCAAGTACGAAATGGAATCAAATATATGTGATGATAACAAAAAAAATATAGATTTTGCGTAATTATTGATATCTATCAATCTTAACAATATAATAGATATGTCTGATACTACGAATTTAGCTGATTTACCAACAGATCCTGTTTCCGGAGGAGGTGGACAAAATGTCGTGTTACATACATCAGATAAACCCACCATCTATGAACCGAGTGTAGAAGTAGCAGGGCCCAATAACAACGGACAACATGCTATTAACGAACAAAAACTTATGAATGAAATGGTCTCTGGTATTCAACAAGCAGTCGCAAGTGGTGCGACAGGACTTCCATCGCGTGACATTCCTATGAATACTGTTCATTTTGCGGATGAACAAATAACACCAAATTTTGTTCCACAAAAGGAGCAACAAGACTATATTCAAAACACAGATACTGAGCAAGAGATAATGGCGCGAAGAATGAAAAATCAAAATTCTCGTGATTCGCTTGAAATATTATATGATGAATTTCAAATTCCTATCATTATTGGTCTTCTATACTTTATATTTCAGTTACCTATTGTTCGAAGTAAAGTATTAGCGATGTTACCCTCTCTTTTCAATAAAGATGGAAATCCAAATTTAACTGGGTATATTGTAAATAGTTTATTCTTCGGTATTTCTTATTATGTTATTTCCAGGGTATTGACGCATTTACAACATGTTTAGTTGTAACACGTAAACCAATGAACGGTAGTTTAAGTCAGTGGCAGTGTAAGCCAACTGCAGTGTAGTAATCAAATCTTTGTAATTTGTTGAATATTCGATATACTCTGAAAATATTCAACAAGTGAGTCATTCTTATAATCATTTATATAGAAAATATTTTTTATACCAGAGGCACATAATATTTTCATACAATTCACACAAGGATAATGTGTAATATAAGCATCACACTCGTTACTACTCACACCTCGTTTAGCACAATCAGTAATCGCATTTTGTTCGGCGTGTACAGTTGATTGTTCGTGGTCATCAATAACTTTAGATTCATGTGGAGCACCTGGCAAAAATCCATTATACCCTTGAGAAATTATACGGTTATCTTTTACCAGTAAGCATCCAACCTTTAACCGTTCACATGGAGAACGATATGCTGTATATTCGGTTATTGTTTTGAAATATTCTTGCCAGGATGGACGTTGAGTTGCCATATATAATGTGTAAATAAAATGAAAAACTAATATAAACTAACATAAACATAAGCCATATGGCGTTACATACATTTATAAATACATTGATTGAAAATATACCAGAAAAACATTTGCCACCCGAAATAGATTTAGTATTGGACGGAGGCGCATTCAACGGAGTGTATATGTTGGGAGGTCTCTTTTATGTAAAAGAATTAGAACGTAGAGAGAAAATACAAGTAAAAAGAGTTTCAGGTTGTAGTATAGGAGCGATATTAGGAATATTATTTTTACTAAATAAGATGGATATATCAATAGATATATGTAATAATAGTTATAAATATTTAAGAAAACACCAAAATCTTAAAAAGGTTGTTGGTATTTTCAAAAAAAAACTGACAGATGTGATAAAAGAAGAAGATATGAGTCTAATAAATAATCGATTTTATTTGACATATTTCGATACAATAAAGGGAAAACAAATAGTTAAAAGGAAATACAAATCTAAATCCGAATTAATTGATAATATAATTAAATCTCTCTACGTTCCTTATTTAATAGATGGTCGACCGACCGACAATGATGGATGCATTGATGGTGCGTTCCCTTATATGTTCAAGTCAAGGACGAGAAAAAGAAAAATACTGTTCTTAAATTTACAGAGTATGGATAAGATTAAAAAAATGATTTTTATTAAAAACGAAAAGAACATTTACCCACGTTTGCTCGAAGGATTGATGGATACCCATAGCTTCTTTGAAAAGAATAGTCCAAATAATATGTGTAGTTATGTGAATGATTGGACTATGATTGATATATTATTGTTTCGACTGAGAGAAATTATATACGTAATTCTATTTTATATTTTTCGGGTTGGGCTTCGTATAGATAATTTATTACCAGAAAGTTGGAAGAATGACACATTTATACAGCAACACATTTCCGTATTTACACCCTTGAAGATTTAAATCCGCACCCCTAATTAATTTTCTTAATTTATTATAGTATAATGACTAAACATAAAACATATGATTATAAAAATTCTGCTGTTAAATATTATTTGAATAATGAAAATGGTGATGGGTATAAGAAAATCTGTAAAATTTTTGATTGTAAAAAATCTACATTACGAGATTGGATTTACAAATATAACACAACTAAAAATCTTACAAGAAAAATCAGGAAACCCATTTCTTACAAAATAACCAAACCGCAAGTAAATACTGCGTTAGAATTATTGAAGAAGAACGAACAACTTACCATGCAAGAACTGGTTGTGGATATGAAACATCATTATTCTAATTTTGATATTACACCTCAACATTTAGGTCAAATTGTAAGAGATAATAACAAAACGAGGAAACGCACAAGACACGAACATTTCCCAAAAGAAAGATACAGAAAACCGATTGAAAAACAAAGTGAAATGAATAAGTTTTATAATAAAGTGAAACAATATCCATTAGACAAAATTATTTGTTTAGATGAAACCAGTGTTGGTTCAGCATTGAAACCAACTTATAGTAGATGTAATTTAGGTAGGCGTTGTGTAATACAAACATCTAACCAATTTGTATTTCGTAAATTCACTTTATTAGTTGCTATCAGCAATTCGAAATGTGTTGGTAAAGAATTATATGAGAAAGGAGGTATGAATACTGAAAGATTGTTAGAATTTTTTGAAAAGCATATTTTTCCAAAATATAAAAATCACCTAATTATTTTAGATAATGCGAAAAGTCATAATAACGAAACAATTAAAAGTGCAATTACAAAAAGTGGTAATGACTATTTATTTTGTGTCCCATATACACCAAAAACTGATGCAATAGAGGCATACTTTAACCAAATAAAAACATATATGAAAAAGAATCGAAATGTACATAATTACGAACAATTAGAAAATAATATAGACAACGCTATTGGTAAAGTGAAACCACAAAATTATAAGAACTATTTTGAATATGCGTATAACTTGAAAGAAGGGATACAAATGGAACGGAAACCTTCGACGCGAAAGCGTAAATTAAAAAAATTATAAATAACATACTTAAAATTTATTAGTTATATTAAGTATATTATGAGATTAAAGAGTGAATTGTATAAAAAAGAACAGGGCGAAATTGTGGATAAAATTATTCATATTTTAGATTTGGAAAATAAGAATATATATACGCTTTATGAGTTGGATAAAAACGAAGAAATCCAATTAAAAATAATGGAACTAATACCAGAAATAAGAAAATGGTATTCCTTTAATGGAATAAAGGCAGTTGGCGAACCGAGTAAAATAAAAAGACCTTGGTTATCAATCATAAAACATTTGATAAAATCAAAATATAAGTTAGAAAGTAGGGATTTTCAACTTACTGAAAACGGACAACATATTAGAACACATATTTATACTTTTGAATTAATAATATATTAACCACCATTCTAAACTATTAATATCTGTTTCATCGTTATAAACTGGATAAACTCTATATTTATTTTTTTGCTTTGATTTTTGTGTATTTCCTCTAAAACCCCATTTTTTATTTTTTTCATAAATTTTAAATTCAGTATTTGTTCTAATTTTTTCTTCTTTATTAAATTGAGTAATACACTTATAAAACCCATCATCATCTTTAGTTTTTCGTTTTGGGCCATTTCCATACCCGTTTGGTTTCAAATTGATGTTAAACCATTTTTTAATTTCAGCAAAATGTTTCACTTTAATAATAGGTTGAGGTTCTTCTATTTCTTCTTCACTTTCTTCACTTGCTACTGGAAAACCATCATAATCTTTTGGATCATTAAATGTATTTTTACCAGTAAGAATACCATTTATACTTTTTGTTGTGCCTGAAATCCATTTAATAGTATTGTCTTCAAACTCGCTATTCCATAATTTTTCATATTTGACAATACTATCTATATTAGTATAACATATACTAGTACCATTATTATCATATCCTGTGTCTCGTCCTACTAATCCTTGAATAATAGTTGAGTCGCCAGGATTCTTATTATATCTGTCATATAAGATTCCAATAAATTCCTTTTTTAATGTTTTAGCACATCTTAACATTTCTTTAATAAATATAAACGTATGTTTTTCTGGTTGGTTTATTAATGTTTTATTTATATCCACAATATAACTTTCTCCATCATATTTAATAAAATTATAAGTATCAATATTAAATATTTGTTTAAAATTTTTGATGGTTAAATCTTGTTCTAGTCCATTTTTAGTTCTAATAATATGATAACGAGGATTGTCGAACGTAATAATATCATTTTTTATTTCTTGAATATTTTCAAATACTGCTTCATCGACTTCTCCTGTCTTTTTATCGTAACCACATAAATCTTTGAATTGTTTTACTCTACCCATTTCCAGTAAATTATATGAACTGACATATCCATCTCCAACATCTGCTAATATTTTAGTTGAGGCATCATTCCATTTCATTAAATCATATATTGTTCCGTCTGGAGTTGCGGTATATTCTATTATTTTAATATCATTTTCATATAATTTAGATTTATTTAACAATCCAGCATTTTTAAATGAATTGTGAATAGTTTGTCCTTTTTTTGCCGCAACTTGGATTTCATCCATCATGATAAGAATATTGTGTTTGTCTTTAATTTCCTTGGCAAATGTACTAGGTAATTGGCACCTATGAAACACCCTTGATTGTATGCTTTCGGGCATTCTTTCTTTTGTTTGTTCTTTCCATTCACAACTTGATAAACCAGTAATAATATATATATTTTCAATTGGTATCAAATTACTTGAATCTTCCAAATATTTTTTAATTGTAGAACACATGCTTCCGGTTTTACCTGATTGCGTTTTTGATACAACCATAATATTTATAATTTTTCTATTATTAAGATGTGTTACTACTTGTGATCCTATCATTTCTTGATTTTCAAAAATTACTGAATGACCTGATAATTTTAAAATTTCTAATTCATTAAGAACATTTTGTTTTCTTAGTTTCATTATATCTTGTTCTAATAAATTATAATCACAACGTACTCTTTTTGTGATAATTTTTTCCGTATTTTCTGATGAAATATTGTCACTCATTTAATTTTCATTATATAAATAAATTTAAATCAATTTTATAAACCCGAATACATTCCACAATTCGACACGATATTATTTAAAAAAAGAAACATAATGTATGTATCATAATTATATTTCAAGAAAAATTACGAAAAAAATGGAACACAACAAGGCTTCTTTTAGTGAACATAAAGATACATTGACCAAAATTGTAGACCAAATGGTACAAGATAATGCAAGCACTACGTTTGCGGACTATTATATTTATAAAGATTTGTTTGATTCTTTTACACATCAATTGGTTCACTTGGAACAACGTATTCACGAAGAAAAACCAAAAATAAATGTAGATGTGTCTCAATGCTTTGTAGAAGAATATAAGATAATGTTTATGAAAGAAAAACAAAAACAAAAACCTATTTTGGATTTATTAAAAAAATAGAAATAATATATATGAAAAAAACATTTAAGTATTTAAAATGTCATCCGAAATATAAAAGTATAAAGTCGTGTATCGATGACAAGTTAATATTAAAAATGAGACATACATGGAACAAGCGCCACCCGGATAAAAAAATTCATTCTAAACATATAAAGACCATAGAGACAAAATTAAAACATTATTTGAGTATATGTAAAGACCAAAAATGTTTATTGAATCGTACTTTGAAAAAGAAAATGAATTTATTTGCTCCTTATAGTCCCCCACAATGGAAAAAAGGAAAATCTATTTGGTTGGATAGCTTAGATATTATGAGAGTTATGAAACAATACGAAGAAACGTATCCTAATTTTGAGTTTATTGGACCTTCGCCCATAGATTTCGATACGAAAGTAAATATAAGTGAATGTGTGTGGCCGGAACTATGTTATTTTAGTATGAAAAAGAAAATGATGAAAAATATAAATAAAATAGGCATCATTTTCAATACTGACCCGCATTACGATGAAGGTTCGCATTGGGTCTGTATGTTTATCGATTTAGATAAAAACTATATTTTTTATTTTGATTCAAACGGTCACGCGCCTTGCGAAAAAATAAATATTTTTATAGATAGACTATTATCACAATGTAAAGAAATAAATAAATCTATGAATGTATATAATAATAAAAACACAAAACACCAATATGCTGACGGGGAATGCGGAATGTATGCGTTATATACGATTATTACATTATTGGAAAAAAAACATAATGTTTCTTATTTTAAGAATAAAAAAATACCTGATAAAAAAATGAATGATTACAGAAAGATATTTTTTAACGAGATATAATATAAAAAAAAGAACATAATGCTTATAATGAAAGAAGCCTTATGGAACGAATGTTTAAAAAATAATATATTCGAAGGATTTAGTGAATCTGAACTGCCCAATATTCAATCGGTCTTTGAAGAAACATATGAAGAAAATAGAGACATCCAACCAGCAGACTTTATGTATGTATTGAGTCAAAAACTGAAACAACAAAAAAAATTTGAATACAAAGATTTAATTCCTGAAAATAAACCTTCTATCATCGATTTTAGCGACAAATCGGAAGAAGAACCCATTGTGGATATAGATCGCCTTATCAGTGAAAAAGAAAAAGAAAGAGAAATATTATACAAAACAAATGAAACGTCAACGACCAATATTCCTTCAAATCAAGTAGTACCCCAACACGTAGAATCGCATAGTGTTCCCAATGTCGCGGTCGACCACGAACAACATTATAAATATCAAAATAAGATTTTAGAACAAATACTAGAATCCCAAATTAAAATATTAAAATATTTACAAAAAAAATAACATATATGTATAATGAAAAATAAAATACATAATTTATTATTTATAGGATTCTTATGCGTATTATTGTATAGTGTTTTATTTTATTTTACAAAAGAAGGATTTTCAGAAAGTGATAGTTATGGACAATGGGAATTATTGTTGAGACAAACGTATAATGATGAACACACCATTAGTCCATTTGAAGGTTTAACCACCGCCATAAATGCGGACGCTTTATATGATTCGTATGGCAAAATTACAAGTCCAAATTATTACAACTCTAAATTATTGTCAAATTATGATTTTAGCGATAAATATATTTTTAAACTAAATATGTATGAAAAATCAGAAAAAGAACTAACTGATGGTAGTGGATTGACCTGGTCGCAAGGATTTGATAATGATGGTAAAGCCACAAATGTAACCATTACAACTGACCCACCTCTGACTTTTTTGGGATTAGATAAAAACGTAGATGATGATAGTTATATTTTCAAACAAAACAACACAAACGACAATAATGATACTTATGTATTAGGGGCATCTAAAACATATTTGGATAATATATCTACCACAACATCCGGAGAGTCAATCATTCCTGGCGCAGATGCGACCAGTACTGTAGAAAAAACAGAATTATATTTATGGAACCCTCGTCCAAAAAATAAAAATACATTTAATGGAAATTATGATGATTTAACGATACAAAAAGTAGATATGAACGAAACGGAACATACTTATTTTTGGAATCAAAGCGAAGGAAATGCTGGCACAATAGATGAAGATGATTTACGTTATTCATATTGTTTTGGCAAATTAAAATGCAATGATAATATTTATGACCCAATAAAAAACGAGAATGATACTTATAAACCATATTGTAACTCCGATTCAATCAATAATCCAGTATATTGTGAAGGTTCGATTTTATATAATACTAGTTCCGAATCTTTAAAAAACGTACCTATGGATGATTTAGAATACGATATAATGGGAAAATATGCTTCTTACGATGATATAGAAACACAAGGAAAAAACTTTAATTTATTTAGAGGATTAACTACGCCTTATCCGAAAGATTATGTGGACCCAGAAATAAGCGGGAATGATGTCATTATAACGGAAAATGAAGTTGAAACAAAAATAAACATATGTGATTTTCTAGACAATCAGAATTTAGACAATGGAACCAATATCCAAGAAGAATGTAAAGAAAAAAGAAAATCCAAAAAAGACACACAAGAGATAACAATAGGCAAAAAATGTATTGCGGATTATGGAGATATGATAAATTCTAAATACGCCGACTATGTTTGCAAAGAAGGCGAAACTTGTATTGGGTATAAATGCGGCTCTCAATATGGTAATTGTAAGGCAACATTATTATAGTGTATTAATATAATGAAAAAAATAATTTTTTTATTATGTATTTTTGTTTTGTTGAGTTTATGGGTATATAAAGAACCAATGTATAGTGATTTAAACGAAAAATCCATTGAGGTTGAATATCCTAAGAAAATAGACCGTTATAGTTGCGAAGACAAAACATACCAATATTGTTACAATGGAAATATAAACAAAAAGGATATTTTTGGAAATAAAGTGGATTTTGTTGGCGTAGACTATAGCAGCGGAAAAAGTTATAGTTATTCGCAAGGTCCAAGAGTTTATTTAAGTGATTTTAATACAACGGAACTAAAAGGATCTAGTAAAACACGCGAAGTTTATTATGATCCTTATAAAACGTGTAATCCAAATTATCCTTGGCGTTTGGATTTAAGTTCAAATAAAACCATAAACAATGAATGCTCTTCCCCACAAGATATTGAAAACTATAATATGTGTTTGAATTATGAAAAACTATGTCCTTTTGAAGATATTGAAATAAAACAAGATACACAATATATTCCATATGATTGTTCCGATAAAGAAAATGTAATAAAATCATTGGAAGGACTAGATGTTACATTTGTAAAAAATACAACCGAAGTAGGCTCTTATAGAGATACTAGAAATAGAGCTTTACCAGTATACAAAGGAAGAAAAAACGCAAAAGGAGAAATATATGATTCAGAAAAATGTAGTGAAGAATGTAGCGAATATAATTATTATGCTTTACAACACGGAAATTATGGAAATCCGCAATGTTTTTGTGGTAATTCACTTGAACAAGCAACACAATATGGTGCTAAAAAATGTCCAAAGACTGGCGGTGGATGGTGTAATTATATTTACAAAAATATTTGTGGATTTGAAACCACTGATGATAAAGAATATTCCAATACATGTGAAAAAAACGGCGACAAATGGGTTGTAAAAAATATGGAACCAATCGAAGAAAAATGTAAAGAAAGAAATTGTTCTACGTCTTATTATAATACACCCAACGGTGACGTATCCAATTGTTTTTTATATGAAGCAGAAGCCAGTTACGAATATGATGATTTTTACAAAGGAACATCAAAATACCCATATGATACACCGCCAAGTAATCCTCTTTTATCATCTTATAAAAATATTACTTCTGAAACAGGAATAATAGATGGAGACAAAGTAAAAATACGAGGTTCTGAAGTAACGTATTCTGTACCTGTTTGTGACGAAGAAAATCCTTTTTACGCAAATAATGAATGTAGACCTGAAAATACTACTGAAGTAGATATTTCATGTAGTGAGGCAAAACCATATCTCGTGAATGGAATATGCGTCGACCCCGATACTGCTTTGTCGGTAGTAACCGATGGGTGTAATGAAAAAACTCCTTATAAAAAAGAAAATGCATGTTATGCGACCCCAGAAGAAACACTAGGTCAAACATATACATTTGGTCATAGTTCGGGTAATAATTGTTATGTAAAAGAATTAGACTATGGTATATCTTGTGAAAATATCTTTAGTGTTCGAGACAAAGATAATTCCATGTTATATAATCCAATTACAAACAAATTTGTAGGGGATTTGAATCCTGGAGATTATGCGTATGTTGATTGTAGTGGTGGTAAAATGACCAAATGTATGAAAGAATTTCCTTTTGAAAAAAATGATAAAAATGAATATGTATTGCCACTTAAACCAAGAAATAGTATAAATAGAGACAAAATACCTACTTATGACCCGCCACCCAAATATGTAGAGCCTGAGTTTTCAAAATATATTAATCCATATAATTCAGATATACAACATAGTTTATTTATTCAATGTAAAGAAGATTATTCTACCCATTCACAAGAATCCAATATGTGTCCACAGCAACTACCACTATGCGAGGGGTATGTAAAAGATACACAATTTGGTTTATGTAAAGAAGACAAAAAAATGGAACAAACACTATCGTCTTACACAAAAAATGTTATTTCTTGTGAAAATAATTATGATTCAAAAGATATATTAAAAAATATGTGTCCATATAATTTTCCTTATTGTGAAAACAATGAATGTAAACAAAGTAGTTTATACAATTTGGTTGCCCTGTAATATACCTATGTCTTTTAATTTACCATTTTCTTCTATATATACTTTATTTGGTTTCTTTCTAGTGTCGACTTTTACTTTCGTCAATATTCCATTGTATAACAATTCTTGGTCCACAAATTGGTCGTCTTTTACTTTTTGTTGGATAGGTTCTTTTTTATAGTCTAATGCATAAGAAAACTTCTCTTTGTTTTTATTGGATGGAAACTTAAAGCATTTATTTGTTTTAGAAGGCATACAATCGATAGCACTTTCTTTCAATGTATTTAAAATGA